GGCAAAATTTTTTCTTTTTTCAAAAAAAGTTCTGGATTATTTTGTTTTGCTTTTGGTTTTTGCGTTGGGTCGAGTCCGAGGTGTTCTGCTCTTGAATGTGCTTGTGCGGTTCGTTTGCCGTTGACGTGTTCTGCTCCGCGCCTTGCATTGCAGCTGGCACAGGACGGCACTAGCGGCGTATCGTCCCCGACTAGGTCGTACGGGATTAGATGATCTGCTTGTGTTGCAGGTTTGCCACATCCCCAATGGCAGAGAGGATTGCCTTCAAGTAGTTCTGCGCGTCTGCGTCTGAACTCTGGGTCACTTGTTCTCTTGCTCATGGTTGCCCCCTGCTAGCGCGACCCCCCGAGGGGTCTTGCTCTCTTTCGTTGTGCGATGGTTTTGTGTAATGCTCGCCCCCCGCTATTCCAGTATGTCTCTGAGGTTGCCGGATGTTTGACATCGTTGGACGGTCACCATTCACATTTATGACGTTTGGACGCTGCACAGTAGCCCGAAGGCAGACTGCTCGACCCACGTCACCGTGTATTCCACCTACCATCTGCAAATGATGATGAGGCCATGCGTCTCTAGATTGTGTTGGCATATTAACCCTTGCGTATCCCCTGGAGGATTGCTATCCCGATACTTAACAGAAGGATGTACCAGGCGACGACAATCATGACACGGTGCCTAATCGCTTGACAGGGGCTTTATACATCTCACAGCCCGCAGGAAGTGTTTGAGGGAACTCTGGAAGGTCTGTCAATGGATACAGGCGGTAGTCCTTAATGGTGAAGCAGTCAGGGAAGATCTCGTCGTTGTTCTCGATGACTTCTCGGCCTGTAATCCAGCCCTCGATGAGGACGCGGTTCTCTCGTACTTTGCAGAAGATGAAGTTGTGATCAGCATTGTCCCTAGTGCGTACCTTGATGGTGGTGTCTGGGTTCTCAGTTGACCGGACTTGATACTGGAGGACGTCGAATCCGTTTGCTTCTTGTTCCCAATGCCATTCCACCCCGAGCAGTTTCGCGACGGCGTATTCACCTATGGCTCCGAAGACGTCTGTTTGGAACCAGTTTTGTTCGTGGTATTTGCGCCCTGGTTGGTTGGGTCTGTCGGCTCGTTTAATAGCTAGGAGGCGACGGTTGACGCCACCATGCGCTGCAATCTGCATATCAGCATCGGACAGGATGACGCGGACTGGTTGCCTCATTGAATCTTTGCCTGCCTGCCAAGTCGAGCTGCTATTGCGTCAAGGTCACGGGGACGCCAAAGGTGGTATTCAATTCCTGCGTTGACGAGGCATCGTGCGTATTTCTCTTGCTCTGCTGACAGTTTGCCTTCGGCTGCTTTGAGTTCGCAGAAGATGACGCCTCGAGATGGCACAGATGTTGAGACGAGGACTAGGTCTGGGAATCCGTTGCCGTCTGACCGCCATACCCCAGGGCGAGGCGATGAGGGTGACGCATGGAAGACAAGCCACTGCTGCATCCGCGCAAGTTTGATGACTTGGTCTTGAAATATCTTTTCGGAGACGGTCATCGGGAGTCTTTTCCCAGGAGGAATCCGCACATGAACAGACTGATGCACATGATGATCAGCATGAGGAAGTCAACCATTAGAACGCCTCTTCGGGTTCGTGTTCCGGCGCAGGAGGGTTGCTCTTGATTGTGTCAATGAATGCGCTTGCTTCGCGTTTTGTCCATCCCTGTATCCCGCTCGGGACTGTGCGTCCGAGGTTTTTACAGACGGCGCGGATCATGTTGAGTTGCTTGTCTGAGGCAAGGTTGGACGGCTCCGTAATGCTTCCGTTTTCGGTCTCTCGAGTGGTCATTCTCTGAACTTTTGACATCTCTTCGCGCGACGGGCGTTTCGTCCAATCAGTCGAGGAAGCGAAATCGCAGTCAGCGAGGGCGCGTCCGATTGCCGATGTGGCTGCGTTCTCAATATGGCTTGTCTTGTTGACGTTGTTAGACCCGCGTATTTCTTCTGCGAAGTCTGTTGCAACGGGTCGGTCGTCTTCGCGGTCAACATAGATGTCGGCCTGGACAATGACGCGGTCACCTTCGAATGTAAGCAGTTTTGTGATAACTCGTCCTTCGGGGTGTTTCTCCCAAAAGCGAGCAAGCCGCGAGGCGACTGGTTCGTAGTCTTCAATGCTCATTTCGGTTCAACAATCCACTCGATGACGGCTTTCATCTCTTCGTTGTAGCTCATGCTCGGATGACGCATCCGTTCGGCTGCGTTGCGCATAGTCATGATCAGAGCAATTGCCTGACTAATGACTGCACCTTCTTCAAAGCGCATCTCTCCGTCAAGTTTGACTGACAGATTCATTAGACGCGCAATGATTTCGTCGGTTGTTAATTCCATAGTGTTTCCCTCACTTGTTGCTATTTGCTTTTACGGACAGTAGCGCATCCGCGCTTCCATTTTGCGACAAGGCTGTGTCGTGACTTGCAGATGAACGCCTGTAAGGATTTCTGCCCTTTAAGACATCCCCATCCCCATGGCCCGACGCGCCAGACTTTTGTGCCGTCGGGGTTGATGTGGCTTTTGAATGCGATTGCGTCTGCGACCTTGACTTGTTGCGCAGGGGTCTTACCTTTTGCGCTCGAGGAGTCTGACCATGTCTTCCAAGTGCCTCGGTAAATGCCAAGACCTCCGGTATAGGAGCGCGTTGAATGTTGCCAGTTTCCGCCAGTTTCGCAACGGGCTAGACCGTCGTAGTAAGCGTCTGGCAGGACGCCGTGATATTTTTCGTGCAGGTCGCGCTGTGCAGCTGCGCTTGCGGGCGAGGCGGTGAATGTTGCGGTGATGAGGGCGATTGCCATTATTCTCTTAATCAACCTGTTCTACTTCTGTAATCGAAGCAAACGTCATCCAGGGAGCGCGCCTTGTGGCGACTGTGACTTTGACGATTTCTTCTGTTGCCGAATCCGTGAAGATTTGGACGAGGGTTAGTTTGTCCTTTGACCATAACGGCATATATCCCCACGATGGGATCATGGTCTGTTTGCCATCATTTTAAGGAAGAGCCAGCAACTGACCCATCCCATTATGAAACTGTAAATGAATTGTGTATCGGTCATTGCGTTTCCCTTCGCTCGACTGGTCTGAATGTTGTAACACAGACAAGCGTCTAGGTGGCGGATTCGACCTCGGAACCAATGAGGGAAACACAATCAGTCCCGAGGTCTAGCGCGAGGAGAATGAAATCCTCGGGCGATTTAAGGCTTGGGCAATGCCCGCCATGCAGCTTCAAATGCTTCCGCAGTTTGGTTTGCCATCTCAAAATGGAGCCAATTTGGGTTGCCTTGATAGGAGCCTGCGTTGTCGTCGGCGGTGTAGATCTTGACGCCCTTCTTGCCTTCTCCTCGAGAGCATCGGTAGCCCGCACCGTACTCGCCGTAGGCGTACCAATGCAGTTCGCATAGTCCGAGGGCTTTTGAGTTAGCAAGGAACCAGTCCCACATCTCGCGGGCTTGTGCTTCGTCTTTGTATTGAATGTCCGCCGCGAAGCCCGTCGCATGAACCGATAAGCCAGCATTATTTCTCATCGGACGATTTGCATACGCCCCAAGCGACTTGGTGCCCCAACGCTTTCCGCAAAGTTCAATCAGTTTTGCCGTTACGGGTTGAGTGGCTTTGCCATCCCAAGATGGATAGTACGGATAGACCCTATTCGGCATCGGTCTGCTCTTTAGGTGGATTCTTCAACCCGTTCCCAGCCACGAGGCCCACCAAGGCTCCAGCCAATGTGGAAAGTACATAAGTCAGGATGCTGACCATCTCTTGATCTAACTCACTGGCTTCGACTGGCTGCACAACAAAGAGAACGCCATAGATCATTGCAAGAACAGACACGACAAGGACGAACGACAAAGTTACTGCGACGACAAAGACAAGTCGTGCTTTGATTTCTTCGTTGCTGAGTCTTTTTTCTAGTTTCATGGGCATTTGCTTTCTAGGAATCCGGTGCCTTTTGTTGTGTCACAGTTGTGACGTTCACGATCAGCGCAAGCGGTAAGCGATGTCAAAAAGACCAATAAAATTAGGCTATTTCGCATCTGGTTTCACCCAGCCAGCCTTGATTAGTTCGGCTTCGGTTGGTTGTGGTTGGTCATTTTCCCAAAGAATAATGCCGTATTCATTGGTTGCCCATCCTGATTCAAAACCAAGGGCATTAAGGGCTGTGATAATTGTTAGTTGGTTCATGCGCTTATTTCCATAAGTGTCAAAGTGCTTGAGCCGTACGCCTGAACAGATACCTCAGCGGCATTGATTCCGTTAGCAAATTGCACTTTGTAAGTTGTTGATGAAGTTGTTGCAGGACTATCTAAATAAGAAAGACTAGCCCCGCCGCGCAATTCAAGAAGGCTGTTTGTATATAACTGTCCGCTCAACGATATGACGGTTGTAGCCCCACGAACTAGACGAAGATTCACTTCGCTTTGTGAATTGCCTGCGCTTTTTCTAATCGGCATTGACATGAACGCCAAGATTTTATTAGTTGTTGCTTGGGGAGTGATTGAAGCCGTCAGTCCTGAGTCGGCATATGTGCTAGTCGAATTTGAAGTCACTGAGTCGTAAGATGCGTACACAACTTGCAAGACACGAAATGCGCCCCTCAAGTTGTTCATCTGATCTGCGGTCAGAATCGCCCCAGCAACAAAGGCTGCCGGAAGGTTGGTTGGTGTTGCCATGTTTGTCTCCTTTAGAAACTTAGAAGGTTGGTTGTTGAGAGCGTTCCGAAAATTGCGTCGTTCAATGTGAGGTATTGGTTGCCGTCTGTGGACTCAAAAGTGTACGAAACAATGTGAGACCCTGGAACGATGCGGTGTTCAATTCCTGAGGTAATCAAGGTTTGCGATTCTGATGTTGGGGTGCCAGTTGAGTAGTCCTTTTGCACCGTCACAATTGACGTGAGGTCGATGGCGAAAAGGATTGACCATTGTGCCGAGGTAAGAGCTGCTAGTTCGCATGAGACGCCTGTGAAACGGACGACTGGGTTTCGGTATTTACCAAGAAGGTATGCGCCTAATCCTGCGACTTCTGCGGTTGTTGAGTTAAGCAGTTGAAGAAGGTTGTAGTTCTGCGCCTGGTACAAAGCAATTGAGGTTGCATCTGACGAGGTTTGTGCAGCTCCTGCGGGTGATTGCGTCACGATGTAGTTGTAAAGCAACTCTGATCCGTACTGGTTGACGAGGCTCATGTATGGGATGCCTGTGCCGTTGGTTGTGAACGAGGCTCCCGAAACAGGGTTTAGAACACTCGACCTTCCCTTGAAGGTGAGGGTTCCGTCGGCTGAGGTGTAAAGGTAGCCCTGCTCGGAAGTGTTGATTTGCTGAAGGTAATTAAGGACGTTTGTGTCCTGGGAGACCGCGTAAGCGCCGAGAGTTGACGACCCTGTGCCGATAGACCTTGCGCCCTGATAGGCGACCTCTGGACGGTCTAGGACGGCTGTGACGCGCAATCCTGAAGTCTGTGCGGACGGGGTGAAAGCGTTAAGTTGCTGATTGGCAAGGGTGCCGAAGGTGTCAACGCATCTGGCGACCATTCTGCCCTGGTTGGCGTTTTGGTAGTCAAGGTTCCAGTCCTCGACGAAGCCTGAGTAAATGGGGGTGCCGTTGGCATAAATGATGATTGGGGCGCGAGGCAACACGAACGGGTAGTAGATCGAGGATGTGTTGAGCGGGTCAAGAACTCTCGAGTTGTTGTTAAAAACGACTTGTGCGGTTCCTGCGTTGAATTGGTCAAGTTGACGGTTGCGTCCGCGTCGAATGTTGACAGACATGACGATTGACGTCAGATCTGCGTATGCGAGACCTCCAAGGGTTCCTGTGTCAAGTTTGCCGTAGGTGGCGTTGTCGAGTTGGAACGGGTTACCGAATCCTGTGGTCGTTTGGAATCCGACGAGGACTTGGTAGGTGGGGACGGTCATTAGAAAGTAACCGCCGGTGCGAATACAACGCCTGAGTCGCGTTGCGCTGCAAGAATCGCGTCGATGATGTCCTGCCCAATGGTCGCAGGAGAACTGATGAGTCCTGCGTCCAAGTTGATAACGAGGTTGTCAAATGGCCCGATTCCGCCGATGCCTGCTTGCTCGAATCCGCCTGCATTTCCTGACGTGTTGTCTATTGCGGGTGCTGCGGTGTTTTGTATTTTGCCTGGAGCAGCTGCTGCGATTGCGGGTGGGGCGCTGAAGACGTCGGGGTTTGCTGCAATGATTGTTTTTTGTGATTCTTCAAAGGCTCGGACGCTCGTCATGCCTCCTCCGCTGTCGCCTGATCCGCCGATTTTGGGCATTGCAAAACTTTTGCCACCGAGCAAAGGAACCCAATCGGGGATGGTAAACGCCAATTTGCCAACGGTGTTATTCCAGACGGCAGCGATTGCGTCAAAGACAAATGTTGCTGCGCTGAGTAATGCCTTGAAAAGCGGGATTGTGACGTTGTTGATGTAAAACTTTATTGCGCCGAATATCCCGTCAACAATTGTGCGGAAGGTTTCGAATTTCTTGTAGGCAATGACGGCTGCTGCTGCAACCAATCCGATACCGATTGCGATGGCGGTGATTGGGTTGATGCTCATGGCGATGTTGATTGCGACAACTGCTGCTGCAATGCTTGCAAGTGCGACGCCAATGACGGTGAAGAATTCGGGGTTGTCTTGCGCCCATTTTGCAAACTTGTTGACCAGGGGAAGTACGGCGTCGAGGACAGGAATCAGGGCTGCGCCGATTCCTTCTTTGAGTTCAGCGATGCCAATAGTGAATCGCGCAAGTTGACCTTCTGTGGTGTCTCCTGCTGCCTTGCCGAATCCGCCAAAGTTTTCAGTCAGTTTTTCTTGAATGGCTCCGAAATCTTTTGATTTAATAAGTCCCTGATCGAGTCCGAGTCCAAGTTTGCCGAGGGCGTTGGTGTTGCCGTCATAACCTTTTGCTAATGCTGC